GCCATGTTGAGTATATTACCAACATGGGGACCCCTCATTCGGTTTGTTTGTCTGTGTTTGAGAAGTAGTCATCAATAATTTGTATCGATTCAGTCTCACTTTTGACCGTTGTTGTTTCATATTTGCGTCGGAATGCGAGTAATTCCATGGCGATTGGTTTTGGTAGTGCGCCTTTGCGCGGTTTCCAGAGCTTCTGATTGTGTATCAGGGCCTTGTTAACTCGCTGCTGCGCAATATATACCTCACATCGCTTACACGGGTTTCCTTTTCTTCTTGCAAATAATTCTTTATGAGTACTTTCGCAGCGCTTGCATGCTCTTGCGTGCCGCTCCTCTTCAATCCTGGGTCCTTGAAAGATGTCTTTGAGTTCGAAGTTTGAATTGAACAGCAGGTCCACGCATGCGTGACCTAGCTGTTTACTTCTTTCTTCGACTCCGGAATCTTCTTTGTTCTCAGTGTATTCAGGGGGCGGTAATGTGGTCTCTGCAAGTTTCCATGTTACCCAAGCCGTCTCAGATTGTCCGAGTGGAATTGGTTTGCGTTTCTTCCAATTGAGAAGGATAGAAACTGCAATTCGTCGATCTAGTTCATTAGGTTCTTTAAACCCGATGAGACCTAGTCCGCCGATCCATTCTGGCATGTGCCATGGGAGTCCAAAGGCTTTGAGTATGCGCTCGTTGTACTTAATGAATTGGTCGTGAGCCTCAGAATGCATCTCGCGCGGCGCGAGCCGCAACATCTCTCTATATCTACTACCTATCGTTGACCGTGGATCGTCTTGGTCGTTGAGACTGACAAGTCCGGATCGCTTTTGTCCGGAGACGAGCCCAAAGTTGATGTACTTGACTTCACGATATCGAAAAGGCCTGGATACTACGGTGAGGTCCGGGAGGTTGACTGGGTGAGTTCCTTCGTCATTGTATAAGTAGTTCATGCTGTTAAGCTGAACAAACTTATCCGATACGAAGGTCTTTCCAATCGATTCTCGGAGGCCCATCGCTCCAGTGATAACCTTCCAATATTTGTAGCCAAGTGGTATCGTTCTTAGTGCAATGTCGTCACCGTTGATGAGCATTGGTATCTTTCGGAGTGTGAAACTTCTCCGCTTAGCTACCTCATGTGCCCAACGTGTTCCCGCGGCATTTGCGATACATAGGATAGGGAATGATGTTACAGATCCCATCAGTTGACCGTTACGTTGTGGTATATGTACAAAGTCGGGTTGTGGTTGTCCGGTCAAACGGATGTACGCTTCTTCTTCTTCCTCTGTCATTTGAGGAGCATCAACCTCTATTATGTGCTGTGTGAGTGATTGGATAAACAAGAATTTCTCGATGGGATGAAGTTTTAATGCTTCCGAGATCTCTTCTGCTATGGTTTCTGAAACCCAGCTCTTGAGATTGTCGGTTGCAGCTTCATAGTCTCCGCTTAGGAAGACTTCGTCCTTTTCTAGGCGACCCATCATGTTATTCACCATATCTTCCGATATGGGTTCTCCGATTGCTTCGAAAACCTTAATATGTTTAAGGGTGCTGTGCACTTTTTTCCATATACAACGTAGAACTGTTTGCTGTGCGGGAGGCATTTTTGTGATAACTCGGATTTTAAGAGCTTCAGGCAATGCGACGGGAACTGCTATTGGTTCCTCTGTCTTGGCGGCCTCTAGGAGGTTAAGCCATAAACTAGAGAAAGCAAACTCTAGGGCAGTAGTGTTGGGTTGATACTCCGGGTATTTCATCGATATTTCAATCTTCTCATTTTGTCGTTTGGGGTGGATAATTGACAGATATCCACCGGGTCGGCGCAATTTGCTTATTAATGTTGGGTGTTCAAGGATATACCCAACCGCGCCTGCCCTTGCTCGATTGTTAATATAGTTTGCGGATGTGGACGGGAAGAACGTATGCATACGCTCTTCATTACTCAATGGCTTAGTGTGTCGAAATATCTCCCGCGCTGTCCGGATCAGCTGTTCACGAATAGCAAAATCCGTCACTCCGGTCGGTATCCAGGCTGGAACATGTTCCCGCTCAGACCACTTCACCATGAATAATCTCTCCGTCACGGAGGGTTCCTTGCCGAGTGTCACCGCAGTTTTGTACTCTGCCTCCTTCAACGCTGCTCTGTCCGCACGTGGCATTCCCTTTTTCGATTGAAGAATCGAGAAGAGAAATGACATGCGCCCCATTGCATCATGCTTTGAAAGATACAGTTGTATAAACCGCCCTGGCCGGCCACCGATTAACATATGTGGCTTGTCGGTCTCAGGTACACCTTTAGGGCGGGGTGGCAAGATCTGATTATTATGTGCGGAGAAGAATGCAGCCAATTTGTATTTGACCAACTTCATCCAGCCGATCTCTTTTGCCATCTCATTCCAGGTGTGGGCCGTTTCCTTGAGAGAGAACTCCCCTTTAAATCCGTAAAACTTGAGCACTTCTATAACGACTAACAGACAATTTGTAATGACGTCATTCTCTACCGGTTTCGCACTCCCTTCCTTTTTAAGGGGAGGTGTGTTTACTACGGGGTTTACGGGAATTGACGTTGGAGCTGTAACGCTTGCT